GCTTTCTTTAGCCAGTTTTGCGAAGTATGATAGAGTATCATCTTCATCTGCAGCTGGTTCTTCCATAACAGGTGCGGCTGTTGCCGTCGCTGCCATTGGAGTTGATTCAACCACATTCATTGCTGGCATTTCCATAGCCGGTGCACCCGCATCAATACCAAGAACTTTATTCATCTTAGCTGATAGTTCAGCATAAGTCTTATAGTTCTCTGGTTTGAGAAAGTCTTGTAGTGAATATAGTTTCCCATATACATCTTCTAGTCTTTCTTCATCACCTTCAAATAGTGCAGACTGTTTGGAAAACTCTGACTTGTCATAGTTAACCCATCCTTCTACTTTACGGATTTTGATTTTAAACTCCGCACCTTCCCAGAAATCATAAGGATTAATAGGATCTTCGTCTTCAAATGCAGGTTGCATTGACTCCATAATCTTATCAAAGATTTTCTTACCAAACTTGTATAAGAATACCTTTCCTTCGTTCTCAGGGTTACTAGGATCAGAAACAACGAGCACATTACTTACATAATGTAGTCTACGCTTGCGATCTCTAGCGGTGGCTTTATCTTCTTCACGACCAGAATTCCACAGAACAGAATTAGATTCTGATACTGGATCATCTTGACCAATAGAAGTTAAAGAGTTTTCTATATACCATAGACCAGTAGGACCTTTAAAACCATGATCCCAATACCTTACCCAAGGGAGGTCTTCACCTTCTTTGGCTGGTAGGAATCTGACTACGGCATAACCGTTTCCTGCTTTATCTCTGGTAGGTTTCCAGAATCTATCGTCTCCGTAAGAAGATTTAGAATCTGTTTTAGTGGACACAGCTTCCGCTGCCTTTACGAGTTTGTCGATTGACGAGCCTCGCGAGCTCTTAAGGTTTGCAAATGACATTTTATATCTCCGTATTGCGTTGTATTACGACTCTAATGTAGTCGTTTCTGTTATATTTCACTTTATTCATAATTATACTGTATATTATACATCAAATAAACACATTTGTCAATAGCTTCATGCATTTATCTTTATTATAATTTACAAATGGGGTATACTTTTCTATCTTCCGTTTGGTATCAGGCCATATAATGGTATCTGTTACTTTCTCGGATTCACGTTGTATAAACCCAAATATAGAATTAAGAATAACAACAGTCTCTAAACTAATCTCTTCTTGCATCCATATCTTTATAACCAAGGGTAATTGTCCGTCATTACTCTTAAAGAAATTATCAAACATTTCTCCTTGCTCATTAAGTTTATTTATATCAATTGAAAACACACGATGTATAGATTCTTGTATTCTCTTATGATCCAAATAGTTTCTTTCTCCGTCTTCATTAATCATATCACCTACGTAACCAACTCCATTTTTAAAGTTGGATACAAAGTATGTTAATAAATCCTTCTCGTAGTTCTTAGCTAATTTAGCAAAGAAGTACTTATCCCTTCTCTTAAAGAAGGATTGCGGTGATACATTTGACTTATAATTATACTTGATTGCATCATAACCATCTGTTTCAAAATGTAGCTTTAATGCATTATATAGTTTATAAGAATCAAATGGATCCATCATAATTTATTATAAATCATAATCACTTCCTGACTTCTCCACTTTTGAAAGCTTGATAGTTACTAACCAGTCTCTATAAGGAACTGGATCCTTTGTTACTTCTAAATACTTTTGGTATTCTTCTTTGTTGTCTTTTGATTTTGTCATAGCAGTAACCCAACCGTCTGAGTTCTTTTGCCATTCTTTTGAATTAACCATGTAATCATGCCATAACTGTTTCATTATATAGGTAGTTTATTTCCTATTTTCTTTCCGCGAATTAAGTTTAATGACGATGCCTCTTCCTCTATCTTTGACTTTAATGAATCTGATAGTAGTCTTTTAAGATTCGTGTATGGCATTCCTCTTTCTTCTATAATCATAACTGCCGCATCTATATAAGATACATTTTTAGTTTCAGAAACTAACTTCTCCACAGCCATAGAAAATCTTTTCTTTGTCATTATTTTGTGTTCAAACACTTCCTTTTCTTTTTTAATCATAATATCCTAAG